GTTACACCAAACGCTGGTAGATAAGATTATCTTCCAGGCGTTGAATGGTAGCCGAACCGAAATGCACCTTGCCATCTGCGAGTATCGATTGGAGTTTGATAAGGATCATTTACCAGACCCCGATTCTGACATCAAAGAAGACTAACTTTATGAATCACCTTATTAACCGATTGGGCATTACAGCTTGGGCATCGAATCTTGCGGTTAATCTCATCGAGAATGGCCAAATGAATAATGGTTATCGTTACGAATGTGATGATTACTCGATTTCGGTAAATGAGATTGGCGGCAAGTATAGTGTTTTTGTCCGTGCGTATGTTCCTGGCGATGGCTGGCAAACTTCTGAAATTGTTTATTCGCTATGAGCAACAACAATGATTATCCACCTATTGAAAATGTAAAAAATGATTTGAGTTGGACTTCTGATGGTAAAGTTACAAAATTGTTAAATGCTGGGCATAGCATTGAAGAAATTCTTACAAATAAATCTCTTTTACAAAAAGAAAACCAATCAATAAAATATAACTATATTATAGAAAAAATGAGCGACAAACCCCAATGGCAACCGATTGAGACAGCCCCGAAAGATGGGACACAAATTTTATCATATCATAATCGTGAAATTTTGTATTCTAATGGTGAACGAAAAAAATTTGAATGGATTCAAATTGTTAGATGGGCTGAAGTTATGCAATGGGATAACCCAGAAGACGAATACGATTGGCTAACAGGTAGCAATTTTGATGAACCGACTGATCCTACGCATTGGATGCCTTTACCTAAACCACCAATACAATGACACAAAAACCTAAAAACATACGCTACGAAGCTCGTCTAATTATCCCAGAAGGTTGCTGGATCGAACACCTTAACGACGATGACATTCATTTCGTCCCTAATCCCGCCGAAGGACATTGGGTTCGTTATTCTGATTATGAGAAATTGAAAAAGGAATTTGATGACTTCAAAGCCGAGCATTACAAATTCGTAAAACTTCTCCAGAAATCAAAATGAGTAACTTTTTTTATATGAAGAAACCACCCCTTAAATTGGTTCAACTTGCAGCCAAGTTACCGAAACGCTCCTATGCCCTTATCCTTATTCTGGATGGCAGGGTAGAAAACCCCGAATTCGTGGCCTACCATCGAGAAGGTAACAATGACAAATGCTGGAATTACTGTTTGGCCAAATGGAAGAAAACTGTTTATCCAACCCTTGAGCGCTCCAATGTTCAATATTGGGAATATAATTGCGGACAATTAAGCCCAATCAAATTATGATTACAAACCGCTACGGAAAGCCACCAGCTCGAACCATTGTGATTAAAGCAATTGAGCAGGGTCTTACTTCCAAGGAAACGGCATACCTATATCCCGATTACTCCTTGCGAGCGCTCCAGGAATCGGCCAGACGGATGAAGGTATCTTTTCCTTCAAACGGCATTGGACGACCACCACAATATCTTAAACCTAACCAAAAATGAAATACCATAGTCTGCCACAAAAAATCCGTTCATTACGAGCCAAACTTGGCATTGCTGTTTCTCAAAACACCTTTGTCGATATATCGCCATACAAGGCATATCTATTTGCCCAAGCAATCGACAAGCATTTCAAAGTGACTTGTAACACAATGAAATACAATAAAGTAAAGGTTAAACCAGAAACATTAAGAAAATGAATATCAATAAAGGATGGAAGCGTTTTATGGCCGTTGGGTGTAGCCACGGCATTTACGCAGATCCAAATGCCATCACGGGTGTATTGGAATTCAGGGAAAGATGGAAACCACATACGACCATCCACCTTGGGGATTTTATTGATATGTCGCCATTTATGTCGTCGGCAAGGGGCAAGGGGGATGAGATTGAGCCAGACATCGCTGGCGGACTAAAATTCCTTTCTCAACTGAAGCCCAATATTGTAATGGCTGGAAACCACGAGGTAAGGTTATGGCGAGAAGCATTATCGAATGATGAAGTTTATTCTGGCTATGCCTTGCGTTTAATTTCGGACATTGAGACGCATTGTAAGAAGAATAAAGCTTTGTTTGTTCCATACACGGGAATCTGGCAATGTTTCAAATTGGGCAATTATAAGTTTACGCACGGAACGATTTACGGCGAAACATCGGCACGAGATATGGCAGAGATTTATGGAAACATTATCTTTGCCCATACGCATAAGGTAAGCCGAATGAATGGTCGTAGGGACGATTCTCCAACGGGTATTAGTGTAGGCACCCTAACGAGAAGGGGTGCTATGGAATACGCCAATAATAGAAGAAGCACATTCGCCTGGTCGCAGGGTATGGTTTTCGGGTATTACAATGATGACATTTTGATACCTTGGCTACACGAACAACCCCACCACCAAGAGAAATGGATTTTGCCATTATGAACCCAGAAGATGTTTTAAGGAAGCTGAACGCTATAAGATTGAAACAGCAGGACAATGTTCCAAAGGGTTTTTATTGTGCCGTTGAATTGGCTGAAAAATGGAAGATAAGCCGTAGGCAAGCCGATGAACGATTAAAGGAATTATTGGCCAACAAGAAGGTGACGAGAATTATCTTGAAACGAAAATTTGTTAATGGCATAAGAAGTGTTTCATATTATGGATAAACCTATTCGATATTTATCAGTTTGTTCGGGAATGGAGGCCGCTTCAGTTGCTTGGCACCATATGGGCTGGACACCTGTCGGCTTCTCCGAAATTGAACCTTTCCCTTCTGCAATATTAAAACATCACTATCCAACTATACCTAACTATGGAGATCTCACCAAACACAAACAATGGCCAATCGAAACAGGTTCAATCGACCTTTTGGTCGGAGGAACACCTTGCCAAGCTTTCAGCGTCGCAGGATTGCGGAAAGGCCTCGATGACCCAAGAGGAAACCTTGCGCTCACATTTCTTGGATTGGCTGACAAACTACGCCCAAAATACATTCTCTGGGAAAATGTGCCTGGAGTTTTGTCATCAAACAAAGGACGAGATTTCGGTGCCTTCATCGGGGCGTTGGCTCAACTCGGGTATGGGTTCGCTTGGCGGGTTTGTGACGCTCAATTCTTCGGTGTCCCACAAAGGAGAAAAAGAGTGTTTCTCCTCGCTATCGAGGGTGCTGGAAATTGGCGAGCTGCCGCCGAGATTTTATTTGAGCCAGAAGGCCTGCGAGGGGATTTTGAGGAGGGCAACAAAAAGAGGAAAAAGTCTGCCACCGATGCTGGAGAGGGCGTTGAGGGACAGGGCATCTTGTGGTCATCAAGCGATCAACCAAACGCAGAAAGATTGATAGATAAATCTGGAACATTAAATTGCAATAAAGGACAGAGGGGTGGATATATAATCCCAATTCAAGATGGTCGTGAAATTGATAAAAGCCAAAATGGATTAGGCATAGCAAAAGAAGGCGACCCATCATATACAATTGATACAACAGGTTCACAATCTGTTGCCGTCCCATTCCGTAAATCCAAACGGGCTTGCTCTAAAACCGATAACGAAACTTGGGTTGAGGATAACAAGGCCAATACGCTAAACAACTTTGATTTAGGGGACACACGAACAACCCACGCTGTCGTTGAGCCAAAAGTTTATGAAAACCACCCCAACGATTCAAGGGTAACAGGTCCACACGATGTTGCCCCAACCGTTGTTAGCCGATTTGGAACAGGTGGTGGTAATATTCCTTTGGTGAATGGTGAACCTATTACATTTCAAGTTGGAAATTTAATTCGTAAAGCTGGTGCTGATCCATCAACAGAAGCAACCACAACATTAAAAGCAACATCTGGAGATCAAACTCCTTGCGTAGCAACACCAATGGCTGTTCGTCGCTTAACACCAAAAGAATGTGAACGCCTACAAGGGTTTCCAGACAATTGGAGCCAAATCCCTTGGAAGGGCAAGCCAGCCGAGCAATGTCCAGATGGACCAAGATACAAGGCCTGTGGCAATTCTATGGCCGTTCCTGTCATGCGATGGATTGGCGAACGCATCCAGAAACATATTGACGGAACATTAAATAAATAAAAAACCTATCAAGCCACAATGACCACAAAAGACCGAATTTCTGGTGCAAGAGCTTATCTTGCAAAACTTCCACCCGCCATTAGCGGAGCAGGGGGACATCCAGCAACTTATCGTGCCGCTTCCATTCTCGCCAATGGATTCGACCTTCCTTGGGACGACGCTTGGGCATTGCTCAACGAGTATAATGCTCGATGCTCACCACCTTGGTCGGAGAAGGAATTGAGGCATAAACTAAATGACGCCTTTGTTAAACCGCACGAAAAGCCAAAGGGCTGGCTGGTTAATTCAATGGATCGTCGTGTAGGAGCAAACGGGCGTTTCGTTTTTAATCCACAAAGAATTGCGGAGATTGTAAATGTGCAAACCCCTTATACGACAGCAGATGTTTTGCTTAATTGTTTTAAGGATGATGATGTCATCTGCATTACGAATGAAGCTGGACAAACGGAGGAGGGTAAATGGTTCCCTGCGTCCAAGGGTATCTTCCTAACCCGTGCTGAATGGATAAATAAGTTTTTCTCTCCTGGTGCTGCTGGCGGTCAGAAGTTTAGTAACACCGAGCAAGGCGCTTGGATACGAATCAATCCTTTTATTGCCGATGATTTTTCTGGGACGGATAATTCGGTTTCATCCTATCGCCACATTCTGGTTGAATTTGATAAGAAGTCTAAAGAGGAGCAGATTGCTATTTTCCAGCAATCGAATTTACCGATTAGTCTATTGGTGGATTCGGGTGGTAAATCCATTCACGCTTGGGTGAAGGTGGATGCCGAGAATCGTGAACAATGGGAGCAAAGAAGGAATGAAGTTTACGAATACCTATCCGACCACGAACCAGACCCGCAAAACAAGAATCCCTCTCGCTGGTCAAGATTGGGAGGGGTTATGCGAGGAGACAAGGAACAGAAGATTGTTGCGTTCAAGGTAGGAGCCAATGATTGGTTTGATTTTCTTTCCTGGAGGGAATCACAAGACTTCCCAGAGGAAATTTCTACGGACACACTTGAAAATTACGACATCCTTAACGATCCAAACACGGTTATCGGCCACGGACGATGGTTGCAGAAGGGTGGCTCGCTTTTGATTACGGCACAATCTGGCATAGGTAAATCATCCTTTGCGATGCAGATGGCTATGTCTTGGTGCTGCGGAAGGGAGTTATTTGGTATCCCAGCCAAGCGTCCATTGAAAATTGGTATAATGCAAGCCGAGGGTGATGTGGGTGATATGGCACAGAGTTTTCAAGGGGTAATGTCGGGAATGAGATTAAACGATAGCGAGAAGGAGATGGTTCGTAAAAACTTACATTTCTTCAATGAATCTTCCAAAAGCGGCAAGGACATCATCGAGCTTGCCCGAAAGATTATCGTAAGACACAAACTTGAAGTGATTGTTATGGACCCTCTGATGGCATACATATCGGGCAACATAAATGACAATGTGGATGTTAAGAATTTCTGCCGTCACCTATTGGAGCCGATGCTAAAGGAAACGGGATGTATTGCGATTATGATTCACCACGAGGGCAAGCCAAAGGCCAAGGAAGTTATCGATTCTCAAACATTTTCGGATATGATGTATTCGGGGACGGGGGGGGCAGATTTAGTGAATTATGTGAGAGCCGTTTTGAACATCCGCAGGGAATCGAAGGATTTACCTATCTTCTCGTTTAATCTGTCCAAGCGGGGCAAGGAGGCGGGATTACGGACACCAGATGGTAAGCCAACCTTGACGATTAAGTTAAAACACTCTGACGACCGAGTATTCTGGGAAGTTGCGCCTTTGGGTGGTGGTTTTGAATTGCTAAAGGTTG